AGCATTATGCGCTTGATGGATGTGTTAGATAGAAAGGTTGCTTCTGCTGCTGCTGTTCAAGCGGTTGCTGCAATCGGTAACTGGGGAACTGATGTTGAAGGTTTCTACACTGTAACAAGTGATTGTTTGGTGATTGATACAATCAACGGAAATGAGCCTAACCCTTTCGCAATTGCTGACATTCAGCAAGCTACAAGAATGGCTAACTATCCTGCTGCTCCAATTGCTTTCGGCGGTGCTGCAATGCAGAGATATGCTAACGCGATGGCAGCAGGGTGCTGCACTCAGTACGGCATTGACTTACTTGCAATCACTCAGCAAAACGGCTTCGGCTTTGCTTACGATTCAAGATTAGCTGCTGCGCAAGGTTCACAGAACAAGGCGTTGGTAACAACAGCAGGAGCAATCCAATGGTTGTCATTTAACTTAGCTGAGTGGAACAGCGGAATCACTCCCGTAGCAGGAAGCAACTACTCTAAGACTTTGGTTTATACGCCAGCAGGCTTACCAGTTGACTTGACTATGAAAGATGATTGCGGTAACTTATCAATTGTAATGACTACAACAGGTATCATCGCAGCATTACCGACTGATATTTATGAAGCATCAGATAAGTTTGCAGGTGTTAACTATGTAAACTGCGTTTCAATTGTAAACCCGTAGTTGACTCACAGCCTCTACTGAGCGAAGATTCAGATGAGCTGTTGAGCGAAGGCGGAGATAATCTTCTTACGCAATAAATTGGAGAGGTTAATAGCCTCTCCTTTTTTTTTATATTTGCAAATAAAATTTAACCAATGTGCTACGAAAAATTACTTGGATTAAAAGGTTGTGATAGAGCAGAGCCAACAACGGGGCTATATATAGATGACTTAGGAATCAATCAAACTTTGTTAGGGCAGCTAAAAACTGACCAATATTTTAGCGGAGTGGAACTGTTTGATGACAAGTTAAAGTTTGCTTGGCGCAAGATGTCAAGCGATATGCTTAGCCGATTGTCTCCAATGATGAAGGCGGACACAGTTATCGATAGCAAAAGAATTGGACAAGTATTGACCAACGCAAGCAACATTGACTTAGCTCTTGGTGCAGGAAAGTATGCAGGCATCAGAGTAACAATTGACCCTAATCAATTGAGCTTTTTAAACTTCTATCTTTCGACCTTGCAGATTGACATTTATACAATGGCAACACCAGTTGAGATATTTGTATTTGATATGACTACGCAAAAGTTAGTCGATTCATTCTTTTATCAATCGGAAGCGGTTGAGGAGTTTATCGGCAGGACATTCAAAGCGAATCGCAGAAAGTTAGATTTAGCATTTGTCTATGAGTCGCTATACGATACAACTAAGATGATAACTAAGAAGGGCAGTTGCTATGATTGCGGCGGCGGCATTCGCTCAGTACACATCTGCCCATTTGTAGATGCAATTGGAATTGAGCTAACAACAGACGGCACTTCGGTGCTAAGTTCTAAAAGCAAAAAATACACGCAAGGTATGTCGATGGTTTACAATGTGAACTGTGATAGAGAATCTTGGCTGTGCAGCATTGGCGGTTTGATGGCAATGCCTTTAGCTTATGCCACAGCGGTTGAGATATTTAATTATGGTCTACAAATCAGCCCTAATCAAAGGGTAAATACAACAGTAAGTGTAAACAATGGATTCGCAACATCAGATCCTAACGATGGTATGATAGCAGCAAGAGATGTAGCAGCAACAAGATACAACGAGGAGCTTGCAGCGATGTTGCAGAATATGCGCCTACCTGATGACAACAACTGCTTTGATTGCAGAAAGAATATGAAGTATGTAACTGCGCTTCCATAATGGCAACACCAAAACAAGTAAGCGAAAGAATTGATGCGCTCTTTGCCGAGTGGAGCGGTGGCTTTACTCCACTATCTCGTGCGGTAAAAAATATGCGCCGAGAGATGTACATTCGCATCTTCGGTATTGATACTGGCAGAGGACAAAATCAAGCAGGAAACTTCTTACCAACTGTGCCATACACTAAAGCATACGCCAAGATAAAAGCAGCAAACGGCAGACCTCCTTTAGAGTTAACGGGCTTTTTAAAAAGGTCATTTGCAACTGATGAAGTATCAGTATTTAGTGAAGGATTTGATTCTTTAATTTATCTGCAAGCGGATGAAGCAGGCAAAGCATTAGGATTGGAAAAAGGAGTTGATAGCTTAAATCCAAAATACAAAAAATTTAAAGGCTACGGAACTATTTTTAAGCCTACAGTACAAGAACAGAATGATATGCTGCAATTGCACGCAGAACTATTAGCAGAAGATATAGCAAACGATATAAGCAAACCATGAATCTACTACGCACAATAATTGAAAGGCTAAATCAACGCATCGAGGTAGCTAATATCTTCGATAAGCAGTTTGGCTTATGCGAGCTTAATGCAAACGGCAACGATAAGGCTTGGGTGCATTACATAGGCAACGGGCAGGCTGAGGTTGTTACCAACTTTGATGCTAAAAATGGTACGCTATTTTGGGCGAAGCGCAGCAAGGTAACAGTCAATAAGACCGATGCTTATAAGGTAAGCGGCTGCAAGCAATTATACATTACCTCATTCCCATTGACTGCTTATGCGATTGTGCGCAAATCTCATCTACCTTGCGACAGTGAAGATGCGCAGGACTGGCTTGCTTCAAGAATTTACAAGCTCGCATCAGGCACTGACCCACTATTTAAGCAGAGCATAGGGGTTATTAACTACGAGGTTGTACCAACGGGCTACATAAATGAAATCAAAACATTAACGGCAAACTACGAATGGGCTTGCGTTTCGGTTGATGTCGATGTGCAAGTAATTACCAGTTCAGAAGATGGCTGTTATGATACTTGCGCTACTGGCGATATTCCATTACCCGACTTGCAACCTTGCGTACCTTGCTTGACCGAAGTTGCTGTTGATGGCGTTACCATAATTGGCAACGGAACGGCAGGAGATCCATTGATTGCAGTTGGTGGCGAAGGCGGAGCGATAGCTATTGAGGATGAGGGAGTAGAAGTTACACCAGTTGCAACAACTCTAAACTTTACTGGCGAAGGGGTGACGGCATCACTAATTTCGGCAGGAGTTGTTGAGGTGAATATTGCAGGGGGCAGTGGAGAAGTTGGAACATTGCAAGAAGTAACTGACTTAGGCAATAGCACAACTAACGATGTTGAGTTTATTGCAAACGCAGGGCTTTCATTTGACAATGGTGCTTTCTTTAGAAAAGGTACAACCGATGCAGGTAACGGTGGTGCGAAAGGTACAGCGCAAATCTGCTCAATAAGTTATGAGTTAAAGTGGGAAGCAGGGCGGCTTTATTATATGCAGCAGGATGGCTTTACGATACGCGATGTAACTCACAACTTTACAATAGTGCCGCAAGTAACAGATGATAGCTCTAAAGGCTTTGTAGTCGGCTCTCGTTGGAGTTTAGATGATGGCACTGTTTACTTATGTTCAGATGATACAATCGGCGCAGCAGTTTGGGCGGTTGTTACTACATCTGTTTCAAATCTTCAAGATGTTACCGATGTTGGCAATACAACAACAAACGATTTAATTGTTCAAGGTGCTAATGATTTTATCGGTCAAGTATCATCGCAAACTATATCAGCATACAACAGCGTTACTGGCGCATACGCTGAAATGTTTGTTAATACAAGTGGACAATTAACATTATCCGATGGCACAAGCGCAGGCATACTATCAGTTAATAATCTTAGTAATGCAAACGTACAATTAGAGTTTCCAAACAAGGTAACTGGCAATTATACTATTGCTACAACGGCAGATATACCAAATACAATTGTTGAGGATGTTACTGCAACAGCTCCGATTGCATCAAGCGGCGGTAATACTCCAGACATTTCAATCAGTCAGGCAGGGGCAGCAAGCGACGGTTACCTCAGCACTGCTGATTGGAATACTTTTAACGGCAAGTTTGATGTGCCAACGGGAACAATTGCCGACTACTTAGATGGAACGGGAACGCCGACATTGTTTCCAACAATTCCAAGCGGAACAGTTACATCAGTTGACCTAACAATGCCTGCTGCCTTTTCTGTAACTGGCAATCCAATAACAACAAGCGGAACTTTAGCGGTAGCAGCGGCAGGACTTTCAAGCCAATATATTCGAGGAGATGGGCAACTTGCAAACTTCCCAACATCAAGCGGAGGCGGCTCAACACTTAGTTACTATCTTAATGGGTCGGTTGCTCAAGGTACTTTAGGAGGAGTTGCATTTAAGCAAATGAGCAGCACTCCTGTAATTGGTGCAGGAACAGATTTTACTATCAATGCAGACGGCTATATTCAATCATTTATTACTGATGCGAGTGTTCCAAATCAGTTAGCGATTCCTGCTGGAAATTGGAACTTCGAGATGTACTTTAGTTCATCAAGTGCAGGAGGTACGCCAAGATTCTATATTGAGCTTTACAAGCTAAGCGCAGGAACATTGACATTGATTGCATCAAGTTCGGCAAACCCTGAGTTTATTACTAATGGCACTCAAGTTGACTTATATACAACGGCGGTTGCAGTTCCAAGCACAGTGCTACTTGCTGCGGATAGGCTTGCAATTAGAGTATATGTAATTCATAGCAGCAAGACGATAACCCTGCACACAGAAGATAACAACCTATGCGAAGTATTAACAACATTCTCAACTGGCTTAACTGCCCTTAATGGCTTAACTGCGCAAGTGCAGAACTTAGCAGTTGGAACTTCGGGCACTGACTTCGCAATATCTTCTGCAACTGATACTCATACATTTAACTTGCCAACTGCAAGCGCAGCAAATAGAGGCGCATTAAGCTCTGCTGATTGGACAACTTTCAACTCAAAAGGTAATGGCACAGTTACCAATGTTAGCGGCACATCTCCAATTGCATCAAGTGGAGGAGCAACTCCTGCGATAAGCATTGCAGATGCTGCGGCTGATGGCACAACTAAAGGTGCGGCTGCTTTTACTGCAAATGATTTTGACGCAGCGGCAGGAGTAATAAGTATTGACTATGCCAATGGGCAAGCGGCAAGCGCAAGCAACAAGGGCTTTTTAACTGCTGCTAATTGGACTACCTTTAACAATAAGACTGGCTCAATTTATAAAGACTTAAACAACCAAGCAGCGGTTGTAGGAACAACGGCAAACACTAAAGTTGTAAGTCAGTTAGTGCCTGCAAATACTTTTGCGGTTGGTGATATAATAGAAATAAAATGTAGGTTCGGTAAAACAATTTCAACTGGCTTAACAACATTAAGAATGTACATCAACACTGCCGATTCGTTGACAGTGCCAGCCGCTACTTTAATTGCAACATCCATAACATCAGCAGGCGCAAACAACTACTTAGGAACGGAAAGGCAAGTGCTGATTAAAAGTGCAACTGTAACTCAGTCAATAAATGCAGCATCGAATTTGTTCAGCGACTTAGGTAACTTTAACGGGGTGCAAACAAATTCTAATATTGATTGGACAGTCAACCAATATATTATCTTTGCAATTCAGAATGCAGTGATTACCGATTCAACAGTTATCTCTTACTTCCAAATTATTAAGCAATGATAAACATAGACATTACAGAGGGGCAGTTTTGCGAGGTGGTAGATGATAAAACCTTCCATCTTGAAACAGAGCAGGGCATTATGCTTATCAGCGTTGACCAATACACCATTAATAACATAACTTTCCCGACCTCAAGCGAGGCGGTTTTCTTTATACTAAACTTTTAGAAACTATGGCAGGCATAAAAATAACAGACTTAACAGCTCTCGCATCAGCAGAAGCAACCGACTACCTTTGCATAGTTGATGTTAGCGATACATCGCAATCAGCAGCAGGAACAACCAAGAAGATTGAGGTTAATAATCTTTTTGAAAGCGGCACTTGGACACCGACATTTAGTGGTTTTACTGATGCAATAACAGCAGCTACATTGACTCAAGCTTATTACAACAGAATTGGGAATGTTGTAAATTGCGTTATTTCAGGAACTATGGATATTGATTTTTCAGGTGTAGGCGTTACTTCTGGCGAATTTGATTTTACTTTTCCAATAGCAACAACATCAGATAACGCAAGAGGTGTTGCTACTATTGACCAACCTAATCAGTGCAATGGATTTGTAAGAACTGAAAGCATTGGATTTTCTTCAGAAGATACTACATTTATTGGATCAGGAACTCCATTCTACGCAGTATTCCAATATCTCATTGTATAATGACAATCTCCGCCAAAGGTCTTGAGCTAATTAAATCCTTTGAAGGCTTGCGGCTAACTGCTTACCTTTGTGATGCTAATGTGGCTACGATCGGCTACGGCAGCACCTATTATGCGAATGACCAAAAGGTTAAGATGGGTGATAAGATTACCAAAGAGCAGGCAGATGCGCTTTTGCGCAAAACAGTGCGCGACTTCGAGCAAAATGTTAGCGCACTGCTTAACACAACACCAGTCAACCAAAATCAGTTTGATGCGTTGGTTAGCTTTGCTTTTAATCTTGGAACTGGTGCGCTTGCTAAGTCAACCCTGCTGACAAAAGTAAAAGCGAATCCTGCCGATCCTGCAATCTCAAGAGAGTTTGGAAAGTGGGTAAACGCAGGCGGCTTAAAGCGAAACGGGTTAGTAACTCGAAGGCGAATAGAGGCAGAACTTTATTTCTCCAAGAGCGTATAAATCCTATGCGAAGAAAAATCAGCAAGTCAAGGCAGATGGTAGATATTGTTGTTAAGCACTGGAGGTCAACAATCGGCTCACTGGTGATTCTATCGAGCGTCTTTGCGCTGATTTTTAAAGCGATTTCAACCGAGACACTTGCTGCAATTGTTGCTGCTATGATAGCGGCAGGATACATACCTAAAGCCAACCAAGATGATAACTGAAAGAACTGATACTATCGTTACTCTTAGCGACAACTGCATCTTAGGCAAAGGCTGCAAGATGCACACGCATTATGAAGTTTGGCACTATGGTGAGCCAGTGCAAAAGTTCACTATCTTTGGCAAGCAATACGCAGTTGACCAATGGGGTCAAACCTATGAACTTGCGCACGATTATTATAATATGCCGCACCAAGAAACGCCTATGATTCACGATGTTTACGCAAGCGATACAATCACTCCGAGCAGCTCGCCATTCTTGGTGCATCCTCCTGCATATAAGCGCATCGAGATAAAGCCTAAGACGGTGATTGAGCATAAGGATACAATGGATGCGCCAGTGATGGGGTTGCTGTTTAGCTTTACTATATTACTCACCGCTTATTGGTTATACAATTCGCTTGCTTCTTGGGGGAAATTATACACTGAACTTCGCCAATGTCTCTCTTATTCATCTTAGAGAATAACCTTGATTTGTTTTATGTTGTCACTGATATGGACGGCAACATAATAAGCAATAATAGCTTATTTAAGAGCTATGTTAGCCACATTCAGCCTAAGAAGATTACCGACATAGTTGATATTGAAACAGACCGCGAAGATTTTATCGAGGCAATAAAAAAAGCCAAGAAGCAATCTCCTGATCCTGCAAGAGTTTATGCAAGAACAAAGCATAAGAACTTAGTGCATAGGTATAATGTATGGAACTGCTTCGCAATTGGAACAAGAATAACATTTATAGGCATTCAGCTCGTTGATGTTTCATCAATCACTGCGCACGAATATGAAAGGCAGAGAGCATTGCTTGAGGAGTTTCGATTTATCTTGTCGCACGAATTAAGACAACCATTTGTAAACATCAAACCACTTACTCAGATGCTACGAGATACAAATGTTGATGATGAGAAGATTGCGCTGCTCGAAATGGTGGATGCCTGCGTTGATAAACTTGATGAGGCAATGCGGCAATTGATTAAAAAAGCATCGCGCGAGATATGACAATTGAGGAGAAGCTATCGCTGCACGTAGTTGAGAACTTTATGCCAGTTTGCGTGGCTCTAAATATCTTGGAAGCGGAAGTTAAGGATAAGCGCACCCTTGTGCAAAGCAAAAAGAAACTTTTTAAACTTATAAAAGATGGACTACACCAAGCTACTATTGGCAACTTGCCTCATACTGCTGCTGCTCTTAATTAGAAGTTGCGTTAATCAGCCTTCGCCTTGCGAGCTTACATCAACTCGCTTTGATGATAGCACAACTATTGCAACGCAGGCGCAAGTCATTGCAGCGTTCGACTCTAAAGAGGCAATGCAGGCAAAGCAGATTGCTGCACTCGAACTCAAGTTAAAGAATCCAGTTGAGGTAGTAAAGTTTAAAACTCGCACAGTTATTAAAACCGAGTTTAAAGTTGCTGATACTGTTATTATCGACCGAGTGCCGCATATTAGATTGCCGCTAAAGTTTTACAAGGCTGAGAAGTTTTGGGTAATCGGTGGTCAGTTAACTACTAAAGGCAACTTGCAAATTGACTCGTTAATAATGAATGCGGATTTTACCTACGCCGTTGGTGACACGATCCGTAAAGGATTATTCAAGCGCAGAGATAAAGTTATTCGTATGCGCATCGACAATCCATCAATGCAGATTACTGGAATGCAGAACATATACATCAAGCAGGACAAGAAGTGGTATCAAACAACCGCTTTCAAAGTAGGAGTTGGAGCTTTAATCGGCTTCGGTGTTAGTAGAGCTGCAAAATAAATAGGCTGATATTCAAGCACTTGCATTGCGAGTATAAAAATACTTTGCATTTATTTTGATTGCCTATTGCATAATTAAAAAATAGCTGTATATTTGCCCTATAATTATTCACTCAAACATTTACTCACTATGAAAATCGAAACAGCAAACATCAAAGAAACTTTAAGTTATAAACTTGTTTCAGAGGAAGCAAGAGAATTATCTTGGAAATTACAAAATACTATTTATGTAATTTATACGGGCAATGGATTAGTAACTTCTATGAAAAAACTTGAAGGAGTTATCTTATGCGCTTATAAA